GCGGGGGAGACGCGCGAGGCCGTGCGCAGGCAGCGGATCACCAGCGAGCCGCCGCCCCACGCCTCCACACTGAAAGTATCGCTAGGGCAAATGATCGCCACCAAAGCCGAGACCACTGCGCACGCGGCAGCGCTGAAAGCGGATCCAGTGAACGAAGGACTGATGGAAAAGAATCCGGCCGAGGTGACGCGGCGCTTTCTGCTCGTGCTGCGGTGGCTGACCGAGACCGTCTACGCGGGCGAGTGGGGGTCGAAGGCAAAGGCCGGGCGCGACCTCGGGATCAGCTCGGCGCTCATGAGCCAGCTGCTAACAGGCAAGACGGGGATCAGCCTCAAGCGCGCGCTCGAGTCCGGCAACCCTTGGGGCTTCGATGAGGCCTATTTCACGGGGCCTTTCGTGGCGCCCGAGAAGTACGCGAAGCCAGCGCCCGGCGTGTCGATGCCGGTGAAAGAAGAGCAGCTCGCGCTAGTGCGCGCGGAGCCCGAGCCCGCGCCGGTTGTAGCGCAAGATCAGACCGCGAAGATTCTCGAGGCCGCCCTCGAACAGTCTCAGGCGCAGTATCCAAGCGCCGCGCCAAGCGAGCCCGAAGCGCCGAAGAAGAAGGGCGAGTTTGACAGCTGGCTCGAGATGGGGCGCGAGGTACTCGAGCGCGAGATCGAAGACGTGCACAACGAGTGGCACCGTCTGCAGAGCGAGCTGCGCGACAACGAACAGCGCATGGCCGACCTGCAGAAGAAGAAGGCGGCATTCTCCGACGTGTTCGCAAGGCTGGTGAAGCCATGAGTAGCAAGCCGCTCGACGTCGTGATCCGCATCGCGGAACTCGAATCAGGCTGGTTCCTGTTGACTGAAGGCGTGCCCGGTGGCGAGCACGTCGTCGGCCCCTTCGACAACGAAGCATGCGCCCGCGCTGCACAGAAGGACGTCGCCGACATGCTTGCGCAGCAGCTCGGCGCGCCGCCGCCGACGGCGGGCCATCCCAAGCGGGGCCGGAGCTGACCGGTGGCAGAAGAGACCACGATCAAGATCCATTTCGAGGTGCGGCAGGTCGCTGGCTCCTGGTACATCCGGATCGCGGACTCGCCGCCCGCAACGCTGGGCTCGGGCCCGTTCGAGTGCGAGGCGGACGCGCGCGCGAACCTGGTGGCGGTCGCGAAGAAGATGACCGAGGCGCTGAACCGCGGCGAGCGCTCCGACAAGGTTGCGATCTCGTCGCAGACGCGCGAGGCCAGCGCAGCGGCGCCGCTCGACATCGAAGCGCTGCAACCGAACCCCAATGCCGCTTGGGATAAGTACGATTCCAGCGACCTGCCCGATCTGCCTGACGTGATTTGGATCGGGAAGTATCAGCGCATCGGAAACGATCGGCGCCCGCTGCGCGCGCTCGTCGCAGTGGCGCTCGGCTACGGGGACACGGGCAACTGGCTGAGCCTGTCGGTCAAGCGCTTCGGCACCGAGGCCGAGCCGACGTGGCACGACGCGCTGCGCGCGCGCAACGAACTCGGCTATGGCGATCGGCTCTTCGTTCGCGTGGCTGTGCCGCATGCGGAAGCGGGTCTGTCGATCAACCTGCTTCACCGTCTCGACGGCGACACCATTCCGCATGGACTCTCGACCCACTTCTCGAAATACGGGCGGCTCTGATGACAGACGAAGAAGAGCGCGCAGTGCGCGAGCGCTTCGAGCAGCTGCGCGACCTGAGTAAGCGCATGAGCCGGTCGAGCTGGCGGACGATCCGTCTGCTCGGCGCCTCGGGCGTGTTCTGGTGGATCGCGTTCTCCGTGTGGGGGTTCGTGCCTCTTGCGCAGCTCGTCGGGCTGTTCTTGGGCGCGACGATGATCGGCTACGAAATCGCCATGGCTCTCAATCAACAGCTGCACGATCGACAGCGCGCGTTCCTGGACGACGTCGGCCGCACCCTGATGGAAGCTCACATCGCAGCAGCAAAAAGGATCGACCAATGCCAGTCACCGAAATGATCACCAAGGATGAAGCAGTCAATGCGTACGTGATCGAGCACGGCTTGATCACAGGGTACGTCGAGCCGCGCGTTGCCTTGCTCCAGCGCGAGGGCACGTCGTCGGGTCAGCCCGCGATCATGCTGGTCGTCGAAGTCGAGGGAAAGAAGGTGCTCGTGAAGACCTCGCTTCCCATGCTCGAGATCATCACCAGCACCATGCGCGCGGCCAGCGGCGTGGCGAAGCCGCCATGAGCCCCGACCTGTCACCAGAGAGCTGGCGAGCCGAGTGCCTGGCGCACAGGGAAACCCTGTTCCAGCTGGCCGGCGTGCTCGGAATGCACGCGGAGAAAGAGGAGGACGGCACCATGCTGATGCCCTGCGGCTCCGACCTCCTGGCGGAGGCCCGCGCCTCGCAGCTCAAGCTGAAGGCGATCGGGGAGTACATGCGCAACCTCGGGACGGCCACGGGCGACTGGTCGGTCGCGTCGCCTGTGCTCGAAATCTTGTTGGGAGACCTGTGATGGAAGAAGACAACATCCTCGCGAACGAACCGAAGATCACGATCAACGGTCTCGCGCTGAAGCCCGCCGAGGCACTGAGCGTGCGCCTGGCGGTCGACCAATGGGCCTGCCAGCTCGCGACCGACCCCGAAGCGCTCGGCACCGACGAGCACGCGCGCACCTTGCACGGCAACTATCTGCGGCTGCTGCGCAACGTGCTCGGCCACATGATGCAGCCGCTATGATCCCCACGAGCCTTGAGGAGCTGATGGACAATGCGCACGCGCTGGAGACGCGCGTCGCCCGCGTCCTGTGCGCAGACGGCATCGAACCCAGCGGCGCGCTCGCGCTGGCGTTTCTTTCGCTGGCGGCGCACCAAGCTGCGGCGTGGGCGCCAGATCCCGATCGCGAGCGGTTCATGCAGACTGCGGGCGCGTTGTTCGACTTCCACTTCAAGCACAACCGCAAGCGCTGACGTTTGTTGGTGCTGCGCCGCGCGCCGCGCTAAGCTGTCAGACACAAAATAAAGTTGGGGATGAGGCCTGCAAGCCTCACCCCCGGCCCACGCCTACGGGAGAACCGGACAGGCAATGGACACTGACAAGCTTACCGAAGAAACCCCCCGCAAGAAACCCGGACGGCCGAAGCTCCCCACGAAGAAGGTGGCCGGCTACCGGGTTTCGCTTCGGCTGTACGAGCGCGAAGAGCGCGCGCTGAAGAAGATCATGAAACAGAAGAAGATGAGTGAATCCGAGGCGATCCGCTTCGCGCTCCGAAGCTGCGCAGGCGAGCGCGCCTAGCGCCTTCCCAGCCCAGCCCCCTCCTACCCCTACCCCCGCGCCGCCAAGCGCCATCCTGGGCGCTTTCTGTCGCCGCGCGCACGCCTCACGTGACCAGCTGCCGGGCTTCCCCTCGGGCCTGGATCTCTCGGAGCAGCTCTAGCCCAGGGTCCGGCTTCTCGATGTCGAGGTGCAGGTGCCCGAGCACGCCCCGGTAGGAGCGGAGCAGCTGCACCGGCAGGACGGTCGGGTACACGTCGCCGCGCAGCATCGGCACGGCAAGCGGCAGCTCGTACGCGGTGCAGAGCGCTTCGTTGAGCACGACGGCGCTGTGGATCTGCTGCACGGTGAACGCGGCATAGAACCAGCTGCGCCCGTGGATCTCCTCGCGGCGCGCGACGCGCACGACGTTGCGGGTGGGCACGCGCTTGTCGCTGGCGCGGTTGATGATCTCGATCCCGATGCTCCAGCCGTTGGCCAGGCCCGCGTGCTGGCAGCGCGCCTCGGTGTCGGCGAACTGCCAGATCTCGCCGGCCGCATCGATCGCGAAGTGCACAGAGAGCCCGTTCTTGGTGCGCCCCTTCAAGTTGCGAAAGAGGGCCTCGGGCGGGTTCTCGCTGCCGGTCCAGTGGTTGACGACGACGCGCGTGCTGCCTCGGTTGGGCAGCTCGTAGCGCAGGCCTGTCTCGTGCCAGGTGTGCACGACCGCTTCGATCGGCACGCCTTCTCCGCGGACGATGATCGAGTGCGGTGCGTGCGGCATAGCTACCCCTTCGGCTTGGCGGGAATCGTCGGCCCGGCTTCTTCGTAGTCGGGCGGGATCGAAAGCGGGATGTCGCTGTCGATGCTCGGCACGCTCTGCATGCGCTGCAAGAGGTCGGCCGGCAGGTTCAGAAGCGGCATGGCCGCGGGGCGCAGCGAGAGTTGCTTGTACAGCTCTTTCTCGCTCTCGGCTTTCTCGGCGCGCGCGTTCGCGCTCAGGGACATCGCGACGGCCTTGCCCTTCTGATACTTCTGCCAGAGGCCCCAGGCCGCGACGAGCGCAGCGAAGACCATTCCGCCCGTGTCGCCGAGCGACTCGCACGCGTCCACGCACTGACTGAGTAGCACCATGGTTTGCCCCCTTCTTCACCAAGCCGTGACGCTTGCGGTGACCTTCGCATTGGTCAGGCCGCCGCTCGTGTATGCGTAGCGAAGGCGGCCCCACTTCCCGCCGACGGCGGGCAGCTTCGCGACCTTCGACACGATGTTGTTGCCGTTCGGGTTGAGCGTGGCGACGGGCGTCGTGATCGCGGTGTCGGTCTCGGCGATCCACTTCACGCCGTCGATCGAGGTCTCGTAGACCCAGGCGCCGACGGGCGTATCGCTGGGCGCGCCGCCCGAGCCGTTCGAGATCTCGAGCACGAACGAAACGTGGCCGTAGTAACGCACCTCGAAGGCAGCGCCGGTAAAGTTGGCGCTCAAGGCGCGCGCGTTGAAGTAGTTTTCGACGTGCGTGCGAACTGCTCCCATTGGACCCTCCAGGATGATGTCGAGATAGCCGTGCGCGCGGCGCAGCTGATCGGTGAACTGACAGATGAGCGTTTCGTCGGCGGTCTGATCGGAGACCTGCACATAGATGCGCACGACGTATGCCCACGCGTCGTCGTAGGCGTCCGAGCCCACCATGAAGTTGGCGACGTCGAGCGGCGAGAAGTGCACGAACTCGATCTCGGGATATCCAAGCGCAGCGGCGGCAGCTTCGTACGCCGACTGGTTGCGCGAGCGCCGGCCGCGCAGCTTGGCGATGATCGCGCCTGCGCGCTCGGCATCGGTCTCGGGCGCGCTCGTCACGCACTCGCCCGGTAGGTCGAGCGCATCTTCCCAATCGGAGAGATACGTCGCGAACTCCGACGGCGGGGAGCTGGTGCGCAGCTGATCGGCGTTGAGCTGGAGCCGCGCGAACTCGACCATGAGCGCGCCGATCAGCTCGCCCAGGTTTGAGTCGGTCGCTTTCGAGAGGCCCGCGCCAGGGGGCAAGAGCGCGATCGCCGCGTCGCGAAACTGCTCGGTGAGCAGCTCGGTGAGCGGCCCATCGGCAGGCGGCCCGACGGGCGGCGCGACCGTGGGCGCGGTGAGGGTGAAGCCGAAAGAGGTAGTCACGAGACATTGCCTCCGATGTCGACTGCGCCGAAGTAGATCCGCGGGTTGTACGGCCAGCCGCCGACGCGCTTGCCGCCCGTGTCAGAGCCGCGCGCGATCACGAAGCGATACGAGCGCGAGAAGGCGTCGAGCGCCACGACGCTCGAGAGCCGTACGCCGACCGCGTTGGTTCCCCAGAACGCAGGCAAGAAAGCGCCATCGCGATAGATCATCTCGCTTGAGCCGTTGGCGTACTCGACCCAGATGAAGAAGGCGCGCAGGGTGCGGTCGTCGGTGACATCGATCGTGATCGCAGCGTCGGGCGTCACCACGCCTTCGATCGGCGAGACCAGCACGGGGACAGGCGGCGTGAGGTCGTTGGCCGAGGCCACGTCATCGGGCGGCGGCACGATGAAGTGAGGGTCGCTGAAAACGATGTCGTTGAAGTCGGCCATGGTCAGGGGCTCGACCCTGGCGCGACGGCGGTGATCCAATCGATCATCGTCTGGCCGTAGTAAACCTTGGGGCTCGTGCCGGGCACGCCTTGCGTGCTCGGATAGTCGCGGTTGTAGGGATTGACCCAGCCATACTTGGCGCGCCCGAGCTGCCCTGCCGACGTCCAGACTTGCGGCTGAAAGCCGACGACGTCGACGCTGTTGCGCAGCGGAGCGAACACGCTGCCGGGGACGCCGGTGATGTTCCAGGTCGGCGCAACGATCTTGCCGAGGCTGGCTGCTGCGAGGGTCGGGCCACCAAACCAGCGCCCGCCCGTTGCGGCGTGGTACGGGCCTACGGTCGTAGAGCCGACAAGCCCGAAGACGCGCGACGGCGAGCCGCTCGCAAAGAACAGCGGATGTGACTCGAGCGACTGCGCGGCGTCGACCTCGCCGTACCACATCGCGGCGATCGGCAGGCCGCTCGTCCGGTTGTAGACGTACAGCACAAAGGTGCAGACGTTCTTGGCACCGACCGACGACTCGATCCCGAGCTGGACCCAGGTGTCGGCAGAGGTGGCGCTGTCGAGGCCGGCGACGTTTTGATCCTGGAGCCAAGCGACCGACGGCGCGCCGTTGTACGCGCTGCCGCCCGTGAAGAAGGCATGCACGCTCGGCGTGGTGCCTGGCGACGTGGCCGAGGCGGTGCCGGTGAAAGCGGCGAGCCGACAGCCCAGCACGCCCGAGCTAGTCGTGTTCGACAGCGACGTTTGGTTACGCTGGATCGTGAAGCCGCGGCCGGTCTCGTTGCCCGCGCCGTCGAGCTCCGCGACGTCGACCCATGCGCTCGTGCGCGAAAACGAGCTGGTGCTGGCGCCGGTATCCCAGTTGGTCGTTCCCGCGCTCACTGCGCCGGTGAGCACGTTCCAAGGATCCGCGCCGCCGAGGCCTGCGGTCTGCCCCTTGCGCTGGAACAGCGCGCCCGCGCCACTGCCCGAGCCGACGATCATGAAGCGGCCCGTCGCGACGAGCCTGGGGATCACTTTCTTGATCCACAGGTCGGCGAACTTGTCGCCGGTGCCCGAGATGAGCGCGAAGTTGTAGTTGCCGAGTGCGTACGCCAAAGCCATGGGCAGCCCCTTTAGAAAAACAGCGAGCGGCGGAAGGTGTTGCCACCGGTAGAGAAGGCGATGGCCTCGGCCCCTTGCACAGGCGCATAGAAGTTGACCGCGCCGAACGTGCGCACGGGAAGTTGGCGCCAGTGCGCCCCGTCGGGCGACAGGAGCAGAATGCCGTTCAAGGCGGTGGCCACGAACTGGTTAGGGCCACGGATCAGATGGCGCGCGTAAACCAACGAAACGGAGAGGGTCCACGTGATCCCGTCGACCGACCAATGCGAGGCGTCGTCGCCCCACGTGACAAACACGCCAGCGCCGAAAGCGACGAGCGTCACTTGCGCGTCAGGGTGCGCGTGCGTGGTCCACGTGATCCCGTCGACCGAACGCAGCACGCCAGCGCTGCCACGCGGCGCAACGAAATAGCCGTTGCCGAACGCAACCGCGCCGATCGTCTCCGCGCCAGCGGTGCGGCGCCTCGTCCACGTGGTGCCGTTCGGTGAGGTCTGCACTTCTTCGCTGTCGCCGACGATCACGAAAAGCCCAGCCGCCTTGGTTACGCCGCGGAAAGCGCCGTTGTAGACACCGTCCTTGGTGCGATGCGTCCACGCGGTGCCGTTCGGTGAGGTCTGGATCTCGCCCGTGTCGCCGACGGCAACCCAGAGCGCGCTGGCGGCGTCGTAGTAAACCGCTTGCAGGGTCCCGCTGTAGCCGCCTCCCGCGGCGTGCGACGTCCACGTGTCGCCGTCGATCGAGCGGAAAACCTGACCGCTGCTGCCGACCATGACGTAGACGCCGGCCCCGTACGCCGCGCCGTAGCACCGCGAGCCGGAGGGGTTGGATTCGAGGTGGTTGGCAAGCGCCGCCTGTTCGATGCGCACGGCCATGGACTGGCCTAGCTGCGTGTCGTCGGTTTTGCGTGGCGTGATCCCGACCGCTTCGAGCGCGTTGTTCAGCTCTCGATTGAGCGCGTTGAGCCAGTCGACGGTGACGCGCGTGGGGGGCACGCTGGCGGAGGCGTCGCCCGCGGTGAAGCCATCCTTGCCGACCCCGTCGAGGTTGATTGCGCGCGTGGCGTGATCGATGCGATGCATGCGTGTTACCCCGTGAAGGTGAGCGTGCCGAGCGTGAGGATGTGCCAGTCGGCAGCGCTCAGACTGCCGATGCTGGTGATCGTGTGCGAGGTCTCGCCCTGGGCGCTCGAGATCGCTTCATCGATCCTGGACTGCGCGAGGTCGCCTTCGAAGTCGGCCTCGATGATAAACAGATCACGCAGCTCGATGCGCACGGCGTCCTGCACGTCGGTCGTGTTGGGCACGAGGTCGATCGTCATGTCGACCGGCTGCGCGATCGGCGCGCTCACGTAGGCGGGTCCCATGTCGAGCGGCTTCTTACTGTCGATGTGCGCCTGCACGTCGGCCACATCGGAGAGCGTGGGGATGATGTCTTCGCGCTCGTCCATCGTGAACGCGAGGCTGACCGTGCCGATGCCCATGCGGTTGCCGAACTCCCACGCGCGCGTGACGCCGGGGATCTCTTTGGCCCACTTCACATAGGAGCCAGGGCCGCCCCCTGATTCAGGGTTGCGCAGCTCGTCGACCACACGCACGCGGTAGTCTTCGAGGTCTTCGAGATCGACGCCGTCGATCAGCCCGTCGCCACTCACGAGGCCCGCGGTGTCGATGCCTGCGATCGGCGAGAGCAGCGAGAGGGTCGCGCCGTTCTCGAGGTTGCCCGCTGCACCGGCCTCGCTCGCTTCGACGGTCACGATGACGCTGCCGAGCGCGACCATGCCCGCGACGGTGACGGTATAGAGCGAGTCGTCGTCAGCTTTGAGCGAGGTGCCGAGCGGCAGCGAGGTGCCGTTGGTGCCGGTGAACGTGGCCGGTCCCGTCGCCTTCTGCGCCGGCTTGCGCTCGACTTCGAGCATGTTGCCCCAGTCAAGGAGGCCGGGCTCGTCGGCGGTCGTGGGCAGCAGCTGCGCCACGTTCCACTCGAGGTGGCCGTGCACGCCATGGGTCACGCCCGCGACCATGATCGCGAGAAAGCGCTCGGCTGCCGCTTGAATGAAGGCCGAGCCTTCTGTGCGCGAAGAGATGTCGCCGATCACGCGCGCGATGAGGGTCGGCAGGCTGGGGCGCGGATATCCCATCAGGTCACCTTCATTGGGCCGAGGTGCTTGGGCGTGTTGCCAAGAGGCAGGTAGAGATCGATGCCGAGCCAGATGGCCTTGGACTTCAGCTCTGTTTGCGCGACGGTCTTGCGGAAGTGCTTGGCCTGCACCATCCACCGGAGCGCTTCGTCTGCGTACGTAACAGCGAGGCGCGCGTGCGCTTCGTCAGGGATGCCGTTGCGCAGCAGCCACAAGCGAGAGCCCGTGATGATGCCGGGGAAAAAGACGTCGGCCCAGTAGCCGCTCTTCGGTGTGCCGTGCGGCAGCACGTCGCCAGGTTGCGCAGGTGCATCGAGCGCGAGCGACAGATACGCGGCCGTCTCGAGGTCGAAGCCAGCGTTGACGATCTGCCCCTTCGCATAGGCGATGTCCCCGCAAAGTAGCGTGTTGTCGTGGAAGACCGCGATCACGAGCGTGAGCGTTTCCCGCGCCGGGTAACGTTGTCGACGGCACCCTACTTGGCCTTGAACTTGGTTGCGGCCACAGAGTCTGCGGGGCCGAGTAGATCGGTGGGCGCCTGCGCGCTGCCCGCAGTGATCGGCCCGCCAGCGGTGCCCGGTGGCGCGGTGCCCGTCACGATGTGCGTGTGCGCGTCGAACTTGTCGTGGATCGCCTGGACGCGATCGAGCACGAGCTGCGCCAGGGCGACGAAGTCTTCGCCGGTCTCCGCGCCGCCATGCACGACGCCGTCGGCGTCGATGAAGAGGCGCCACTGACCCGAGGTGTAGAGGCCTCCGGTTTTCGGGTCGCCATCCTTGGGCCGCTGGTCAGGGTGCTGCGCGCAGATCGCGACCGTGTGCGCGCGCACGCCGCCGATCGCCAGGGCAAGGCACTCCGCGCCAGCGGGGGGAACGAAGCTCAAGCCGTACGGCTGGAAGTGCTCGACGTTGTCGGCGGGCTCGCCCTCGAGGATGGTCAGCTGAAAGCGTTGGGTCTTCATCGCGTCGTTGACGCGAGCGATGACGGCCCGCGCGATCAGCGCGTCGACGCGCGAGCGCAGCCGAGCGATCATTTCCATGTGGCCCCCCTCTTGATCACGGGATAGTTCGCGTTGCTGAAAGCCTCGGGCCGGGTGAGCTCCAGCTCGGCCTCGCGCGGGCTGCTCGCTGAGAAGCGCAGGCGCACCGTCGCGATCAGCACGGTGGCGTCGATGCCGAGGATCGGATTCTTGAAGCGGGCGAGCGTGTTCGGGCGCCAGACGGTGCCCTCTACCGTGGTCCACTCGTTGACCAGAACCGTGATGCGCTCGCCCTTGCCTGCGCGCACGTTGCGCTCGAGGGTGGCGCGCGACTGCAGATCGAGGATGTCGTGCGCCTCGGCGTGCACGATCGTCGGGCGGAAGCGCGTGATTGCTGGGTCCTGCACC